GGCCGGCGCCGCGTGAGCGGCGGTGCCGGCGGCCGGCGATCCACCGAGAGTGCCGGCGGAAGCCGACGGGCGAGGTGCTTTCGACATGGTGGCTCCTGAAGATCGAGGCGGGTTCGGGCAGGCGCCGAGGGCGATGCCGGGTCAGGCGGGGGTCAGGCGGGGATCAGCCAAGCCAGGGAACGACCAGCAGCTCGGCGGTGCCCTTCCACTGATTGGTCTCGCCGCCGTTCACGAGCTCGCTGGTGAGCAGCTTGCGCGCGGCTCCTTCCTGAGCGGGGCCGACGATCAGCAGGCGGCCCGACACGCCGAGCGGGCGGCCGTAATCGCCCTTCATCGTCGCGAGGCCGACGCGGGCGGCTTCGTAGTGCGCGGCGTCGAGCGGCTGCTTCGAGCCCCAGGCGAGCTGCCAGAAGCCGTAGCCGGCGTTGCAACGGCCGTCCGTGCCGTAGCGGAACTCCTTGGCGCTGAAGACGCGCTCGTCCGTCGGCTGGTCCATGCGCACCAGCTCGAAGGGCCGGCGGTTCTGGAAGATGATCGGCCGGATTGCGCGGCTGTCGTCGATCAGGAACCACGGCGCGCCGGTGCCGCCGTCGGTGTTGGCCACCGAGTAGACCTGGCCGTTGGCGTCGAGCACGGGGTGATCCGTGTCGAAGAAGAACTGCCCGTCGAAGCACGGGGTCGAGAACCCGGCCGGGTACATCGGCCAGACCAGCTCGTCGGGGAAGGTCGCCGAGGCGCGGCCGAACTCGGAGAACATCGGCGAGTAGATGCCGAGGTTGTCGTCGTCCATGTCGTCGCGGGTGACGGCGATCGTGCTCTCGAACGACCGGTTGCGGATCGTGTAGCCGTGGGTCGCGAGGTTCTGGACGACACGGTCGCCGATCCACTCGCGGATGCGCGGGAGCTGCCCGAGCCAGCCGTACTCGTTCGAGCGGGTCGAGGACGGCACCACCATGGCCGCCCGCGTGTAGAGCGGCGTGACGCCGTCGAAGGCGCTCTGAAACGCCGCCGAGTAGCCGGTGTAGAGCGTGCGGAGGTTCGCGGAATTGATCAGCATGGTGCGTGTGGCCTCAGGAGAACTTCACCCAGACGCCGAGCTGGTCGACGTCGAAGATCGTGCCGGCCCGAGGGCGGGCGGCGGCGCTATCGGTGAGGGCGACGGTCTGATCGTCGACCGCGTAGCAGGGCTGCCCGACGTCCTTCAGGCCGATCAGGTCGGCGCCGGAGGAGTTGCCGTAGGCGAAGATGCCGGTGGTGACCTTGGCCCGCACGTCGCCGTTGGCGCCCGCGGTGTTGTCGACCAGATCCTCGGACCGGCCGATCACGCGGAGCGCGGCGACGGCCGCCGCCGGGATGCCGAGGCCGCTGGCGTCGATCGCCACCATAGCGCCGGCGTAGATCTTGACGCCGCCCTTCACCGGCGGCTCGCGCAGCGAGCCGGAGCGGGAGACGGTGTTCCGGTTGGCGGTCAGCGCGGCCATCAGAGTGCCTCCTCACGCGCCGCCTGGGCGGCCTTGGTCTTGCGGTAGGCCTCCGGGTCGATGCCCATCAGCGCGATGAGCTTGACCTCCTCGGCGTCGAGGCCGGGATTGCCGTCCTTGTCGAGGGCGGGCGGAGCGGCGCTGCCGCCGCCGCGGGCGTGGAGCGAGACCATCGCCTCGAACTCCTTCTCGACGCCGGCCGGGTCGGCCATGTGCCGCGCGATGTAGTGGTCGCGCATCGCCTTCGGAGCCGAGACCTTGCCGGCCTTGATCGCGGCATCGACCGCGATCTCGGCCGCCTTCTTGGCGATGCTGGACTGAAGCCCCGTCAGCTCGGTACGGACGCCGGTCAGCTCCTGCTGGAGCGCGGTGACGGCAGTGACCGGCACGACCTTCGTCGGATCGCGCAGATCCTGGACGGCCTGGAGCACGGTGGCCGCGTCCGCGCCGTCGGCGAGGCCGGCGGCCTTGGCGATCGGGGCGATCGCCGCCTGCAACGCCGTCGCGCTGGTCGACGTGCTGACTTTCGCCATGACGGCCGCCTCGTCGGCGTCGTCTGCCAGCCCCAGCGCCTTGCGGAGCTTCGCCATGAAATCCATCGTGTCGTCCTCTTGGTGGAGCGAAGTCAGCCCTTGAAGGTTCGGGCGGTTGACGAGGGAGGCGCGCAGGAGGCCGGTGACCGTCCCGTCCGCGAGATGCCGGATGACCGGCGAGATGTGCCGGTAGGCCCTGCCCCTCACGAGCCGGCGGCCGGTGCCGGTCCACTCGACCTGGCCCCAGATCCCGTCGGCGCGGGACTGAAGCGACGTGATCCAGCCCATCGCCGGCGCGGGCTCGCCACGCGGCGCGGCCAGGTCGGTGGAGTGGTTCTCGTCGATCGGCAGGCGCGCTTCGCCCTGCATGCTGATGCGGATCAGGCCGTCGACGTCGGCGACGCGGTAGGGGCCGCGCCCGTCGACCGTGCGGATCTCGCCGGCCGGGACCAGGTGTATCCACTCCGGCGCAGCGCCGCCCTCGGCCGCCGGGATCGGCAACGAGGCGCAGAGGGCGGTCTGCTGGGCGGCGGGCTTCGACATGCCCGGACCATGGGGGAGCCCGGTTCAACGCGTACCCCGGACAGGTGTCCGCCACGGATATGCGATGCGGACGCGGCCGGGTCAGGCGCCGTGGGGCGGACGATAGCAGTTCGACCCGGAGCCGGAAGGCCCGTCAGATCTCACCAGGCGCTTCAATTCCGGCTTCAATGGATTTTGGCGCCGACGGTCGCGCCGAAACAGCCGGCGCCTCTCAGCGGCCCGCAAATTCAGAGGCTGCCCGTGAGCAGGGTATAGGCGACCGATCCGACGAGTGCCGCGAGGCGGAAGATGCCGGTCGACGCCACTAGGTTCGGCCGGAGCCGTTCGATCGTCGCGGCGTCCGGGGCAACCTCCGGCCCGAGCTTCACGCGGACCACCAGGCGATCGTCTACGTCATCACCCGGCACGCCGAAGACGTAGGCCAGCTCGCCGGCGGCCTTGTCCCAGAGCACGGCCTTCGGCGTCGCCAGGATCTCCGGCAGCCTCCGGACCATGCGGACGGCGCCCGCGCTGCCGGCAACCGGCATCAGGATCTCCGGGGCGGCCGGCGCCTCGACGGCGATCGCGCCGGTCTGCACCGCGACGCCCTGGTGTGCCAGCGCATCGAGAACCGGGCGATCGAGCGCGCCGACGGTCCATGGCGATTGCGGGACCGGCTTCTTCGCCGACGCTTGGTCGAGCCATGACCCGAACTCGTCGGCGAGCTTCGCGGCCGGCCAGCTCGGGTCGGCCGTGGCCGCCGCGGCCATCACGGGCGGGGCGGCCGGGAGCTTGCCCGCCACCGTCGAGGCCTGCCATCCGGCCTTGCCGGGATTGTAGGCCCAGCCGGGATCGATGCCGTCGGGCACCTTCGCGACCTCGCCGGTGCGCTTGTTCGTGAACGTCCGGATCGTCTCCGGCGGCGGGGTGAACTTCAGCTCGCCCCGCATCCGCTCGACGTCGCGAAGGGACAGGCTCTGGAGCGTGCAGCGGCAGCCCCAGCCGCAGGGCGGCGCCCAGGTATCCCAATAGGGATCGTCGATCGGCAGGGTGAGGTTGTGCCGCGCCCGGTGCGCAGGCCGCACGCGGCCGTCGAGGATCGCCACGTAGCGCAGGACCGGCCGGGACCGCCGGTTGCGGTCGAACTGCTCCCAATGCCCGGCCGCGTAGGAGACCCTCATGTTCGTGTCGAAGATCGTGCGCAGCCGCCGCGTCGAGCCGAGCGTCCGCTCCTGGATCTCGCCGCTCGTCGGATCGACCACCTCCTTCCGGCCCCACCAGCCCTTCGCCTCCAGCGCCGGCCGGAGGTTCTTGGCGAAGGTCTCGAAGGTGGTGCCCTCGGCGAGGGCCTGGGTCAGACCGTCGTGGATGTCCTTCAGGATGTCGAAGCCGGCGGACTTCGCCACCGTGAACATCGTGGCGTGATCGGCCTGCCAAGCGTCCTGCCAGCCGAAGCTGGGATCAAGCCGAAGGCCGCGGGCCGTCAGTGAGGCGATCGCCTCGGCCGGCGCGAGCGGCGTGATCGTCGGCTGCGTCACGGATCAGACCTTGTCCGAGAGGGCCTGACCCGTCTCCCCGGTCAGCCGCGAGGCGAAGGCCGCACGCGCCAGGGTCTCCGCCAGGGCGCCGACGTCCATCGTCGCGAGATGGCGGGCCAGCACGTCGCGAGCCTCGTCGATCGAGGAGCAGGCGGCAAGCTTGTGATCGAGGCCCTCGATCATCGGTGCCACCATGCGCTCCCAGCCCTGATCGGCGAGGATGGCCTCGATCGACGTGTCGATCGCGTCCTGCGTTGAAGCCGCGTCGAACGCCGCTTGAAGGGCGGGCGGCAGCTCCCCGGCGATCGCCGGCGCGCCGGGGCCGCCCGGCCCAGTCAAGGCGGGTGCTGCGACGGCCGGGGCCACCAGCACCTCGGCGCCGGCATCCGGATCGGGGAAGCCGAGCATGTCACGCACGTCGCTCGTCTGGACCCGAAGGCCCATCGGTACGAGATCCTTCAACGCGGTGCTGGTCGCGGTGATGTCCTTGACGTCCTGACGCCCGACCCGCAGGCGCGGATACGGTCCGCCCGGGCCGTAATCGAGATCCATCCACGGCCGCACCAGGTCGCGGTTGAGGATCGCCGAGAGAGCCTTCGCGTCGGCGCGCTCGATATCCTCCTGGACCTGGCGGTGCTCCTGCCCGACGGCGTGCCCGCCGGCGATCGCGTCGGTGGTCGCGGTCTGCCCCAGGACACCTTTCGAGATCTGCTGGTCGAGCCAGTCGGCGCGGGCCTTGTAGATGTCGGCGTTCGAGGCAGCTGCCTTCAGCTCCACGAACTCGATCGTCATGCTCTGCGGGATGATCGCGGCGCAGTCGCCGGCGATGTTGGCCACCGCGTCGAACAGCACGTCCCGCTCCGGCCCGGTGGCGCTGCTCTCGTATTTGCCGACGCGGATCGGCTGTCCGTAGGTCTGGGTAAAGATCGCCCAATCCCGGAGCGTGAAGCTCTTGAACATCCAACCCCAGCACGCCAGGCGCGCCAGGCCGGAGCGGATCGGCAGGCCCGACTTCGCGGCGATGACGGCCCGGACATACTTGAACGGGTCGAGCGGGACGTCTCCGGTGTCCGTGCGCAGAAGCGGCGTGCGCCCGTCGATCCGGTCGAAGGTGAACCACCGCGGATCGCGCCACTCCAGCCGCTCCGGCTCCCACTGCCCGGCCGAAGTATCCCAGACGATCTCGGTGAACGACACGCCCTTGCCGATGGCGTCGAGGATGTCGAACAGCTCCTGCTGAAGCTCGTCGCGCTTCAGCCACTCGCGGACGCGGTTCGCCTTCTCCACGTCGATCGCGTCGTCGGATGCTGCCTCGACGGTGATCTCGAGCTGGGCGACCGAGCGCTTCCGGGTGCCGAGGACGCCGAGGTAGTGAAGGTCGCGTTCCTCGACGATCTCCGCCAGCTCCAGGTAGCGCAGCGGGACGCCCTGATCGGCCTCGCGCAGGATCATCGCCACGCGGCCGGGCGTCAGGCCATCGGCCGGGTAGCCTGAAAGGACGCTGCGCACGCCGCTGAGGGTCGGCCGCGCCACCTCGGTGGTCAGCACCTCCCGGCGGATCGGCTGACCGTCGGGGCCGAGGATCTGGGGGACGGCCATAGCTACAACGCTCTCTCGATGGCGGATCGTTTGAGGCGCGCCCACAGGCGCCAGATCGCTCGGATATTGCGGGGACGGGTGCACTGCCGACTGTCGGCCGTCCGCTCCGGACGATACCCCATCCACCGCGGCGTGCGTCGTAGCTGCCCCCACGGCCGCGGCAGGCGCTCGTCGTAGGCGCGGATGTACGCACGTCGACGGGCGAGCGGGATGCGCTTCCAGTGATCCCAGCAGATCCACTCGCCGCCGGCGTCGCCGCGGTGCCAGCGCCGGCAGAAGGGAACGCAGCAGTTGATGCGATCGCCAGCCATGGCGGCTACAGGCTTCCCCTCAGGCCGGCACCGAGCGGCCGGCGGGCGAGCGGATCGCGGCGATCATCCTCGTAATCCTCGGACCGCATCGGCGCGCCGTCCGTCTGACGCGCGAACCGCGGCGCGGCGCGGTAGCCGAACTCCATCGCCGGCATCAGCGAGGCGAAATGCGCGAGGGCAGCGGCGATCGCCGCATCGCCGTGGCGCCGCTTCGTCTTGCCCTCGGCTGCGCCCTCGCCCTTCTCCACTGATCGCGTCTTCGGCACTCGGGCGACGCCGTCGATGATCTTCACGAGCTTCAGGTCGCCGAGCACGTCCGGATCGGCCGGCAGCGACATGCCCCGGCTCTCCAGGGTGTCCTTCAGCTTGGGCATGTTCTCGCGATACCATTCGATCGAGAATTTGATCTGGGCAATACGCTGAGGGCCGTACTTCTGGGCGGCATACTCTGCCTGCGCCGCGCCGTTGCCGCCGGCGTCGAGCGCGCCGCCGGCGAACCGCGGCAGGCGATCCACGATCCAGAACAGGATCTGCTTTTGCTGGGCGAACGGGATGTTGCGCAGCTCCACGAGGAACGGCGTAGCGCGGAACATGCCCGGTAGGATCTGGAGCGGCCAGATGTCGGTGAGATCCGAGACGCGCCCGAAATCCTGGCCGAAGTAGCTCGGGTAGCGTGGATCGAGGCGCTCAAGCGATGGGCCGATGACGCTCTCGCACCAGGTGCGCGCCATCGCCTCGCGCTCCGGCTCCGGCTGGTAGGCGAAGGCGGCCGGCATCTCCCAGCGATGCACCGGGATGTCCCGCTGCATGCAGGCCTCGATCACGGCCGGCAGGAGCCAGAAGCCGGTCCCCTCGGAGGGGATAACGAAGAGCTCTTCGTCGGCGCCGTCGCCGTAGATCGCGATGATCTCGGCGCGCCAGGCGGCCTCACCTTCGGGGGTCCAGTCCTCGCCCTTGCGCATGCAGACGCGGCGGTAGAGCCCGTCGTGAAGCGCCTGGTCGAAGTCGACCTCGACGAGGGCGTAGGGCCGGCGTGCCGCCCGGACGTCCTCGACCAGGCGATTGAAGGCGTTGCCCTCGCCGTTGTGCGACGAGATGATCAGCACCTTCCCGCCCCAGATCAGCAGGGCGAAGGCCGCCTTCAACAACCCTTCAAGATCGTCGTGGAAGGCGGCTTCGTCGATGATGACGTAGCCCTGCTTGCCGCGGAGCGAGCGCGGCCGGGACGACAGGGCCACGATCTCGAAGCCGGAGGCGAACCGGATGCGGAAGGCCTGGATCGAGCGCGTGTCGGCCGGATCGGACGGGTTGACGTCGTCGAAGACGAACTCGCCGACCTCGGTGGCAGCCTGCGAGAACGCGACCGCCCACATCCCGCAGACGTCGATGAATTCGCGGGCCATGTCGAGGTTGTAGCCGATGTAGAACGTGTCCATCCCGCGGGCGGCACGGGTGGCCGCTGAGGTGAGCACGGCGTCGGCGCCGACGCCCCAGGTCGCCCCGATCCGTCGCGACTTCGGGCAGACCGTGACCTGGTGCGTTGCCGTCGTCTCCAGCAAGCGGCGCTGATAGGCCAACAGGATCTCCGGGTCGCTCGGGTCCAGCTCGGGCGGGAGACCGACTAGGCTTTCACGCCGGAGCTTGGCCCATTCCTTCTCTGTGATCGCGCGACCGACCCGGAAGTCTTCGTCGTCTACAGGGGCGCTCATGGGCCGGCCGGCTTCGGCAGGCGCAGGCCGAGGATGCGCTCCTTGATCCCGCGCACTGTGTCGGTGGTCAGGCCCTTCTCCTGAGCGACGACGTCGATCGCCGCGTCGGTGGCCTTCGCCAGCTTCGCCTGGATCTCCGCCTCGACCTTCTGCCGGCGGTCCGTCGAGATCTTCTGCGCCGACACGGTGGCCTGGAAGGCCTTGGCCAGCTCCATCGCATCCTTCGGCTTCTTCACGCCGGCACCGTCCCCGACGAGCTCGATGATGAGCGTCTTGATGAACTCGCCCAGGATGACGGTGTTCTCGTCGACATCGGCCGCCGTGAACTCGCTGGAGATCCCGGCAAACATCGCGCGCGCTTCCTGCATCCGGCGCTGTGCCGCGGCGCGGTTCACGCTGTGCCGGGAGAAGGCGGACTTGGAGATGGTCTCCAGGCCCTTCACCGTCAGCCGCTCGTTCAGCTCGTCCAGGATGTCGGCCTGGGTCCGCTCGCGGCCGGCGAGCTGCTGGGTCGCCCAGACGATGTCGTCGGCTGCCTCTTCCGGCAGCATGTCGATCGACGAGAGGCGCCGACGCTCGGCCATCTCAGACCCCCACGACGGGTTCTTTGATGCCCTCGATCTTGGACTGCCGCAGCACGTGCTTCACGCCGGCCTTCGTGATCTGGGCGATCAGGACGGTGTGAGCCTCGGTCAGCACGATGGCGCCCAGCTCTTCCATCTCGCGCATCTGGGTCCGGGTCCAATCGCGTGAGCGATCATGCCCGAAGGCCATCAGGGCCTGCTCCAGCCCGGCTTCGCTGAGGCGGCCGGCGGGCTGGCGATACAGCTCCGTCAGCATGACGAGCCGAGCGTCCTGTTCGAGATGACGGGTGAACGACGAGGTCATTTGTGGGCCTCAGATCCTTTGGCGGCTGCGATGTTGTCGATGGCGGCTTTGACCAGGAAGTCTTCGATCCGCCGCAGCGAATGACCGTTGGTCGAGAGCGTATCGTGCATGCCCTCTACCTTGCCGGTCAGCGTCGCGACTTCGACGAGCACCTTGTTCATCGCCGACTTGGTCGGGACGCTCTCCATCGCCATGCGAATGTTGCGCACGTCGTGGTCGTTCTTGTCCTGCTTCGCCTCCAATTGATCGAGGCGCAGGTCTCGCTTCGCTTCAAGCTGATCGAGGCGGAGGCTGATCGCATCGAGCTTGCCGGTGGCCAGCGTCGTTCGGACCACGCGCGGCCGCCTCGGGACGACGAGGCCGAGGCAGAACACCAGCAGGATGACCGCTGCGACAGTGGCTCCGAACCACGGGTCGATCATTTCACCAGCTCCGCCAGCTCGGCGCCGACGTCGGCCGGCTGGAGCTTGCCATCTCGGACGGCAGACAAGAGGTCGATCGCCCTGCGGATCTGGACGCGGAGCAGCTCGATGCTGGTCTGAAGCTCGCGCGAGCGATCCTTCAGTCCGTCGTTCTCGGCCTCCAGGCGTTCGGCCTGTTTGCGAAGCGCTTCCTCGCTCGCGGCGAGCTTGTCGTACTGGGCGAGCACCCGATCGAGGAAGCCGGTCTTCTGGGCGTCCGTCCGGGTGCCGTCGAACAGGCCGGCGACGCGGGCGAACACGATGACGGCGAGGGTCAGCCCAACGATCGCCGCGGCGATGTAGAAGCCAATCGGCCCGGAGCCGTCGAGGACGCGGAGCGCCAGCTCGATATTCTTGTCGTTCCCCACGCGACTATACCGGCTTGCGGGGCTGACCCGAGAGGTAGAGCGCACCGCACAGGGCGAAGGAGCCGACGATGCCGTAGCAGAGCACGCCGGTCGTGATCTCGATGGTGGCGAAGCTCGCCGAGACGGTGATCCAGATCCAGGCCGAGAACAGGCAGGCGGAGTAGCGCAGCGCCCGCCGGTGGCCGAGGAACATGCCGGCGGCGTGCCAGGCCGTCAGGACGCCGAACATCGCGATCCAGGTGAAATCCGGTAGCCACTGCATCCCGACGAAGGTGCCGACGTCGAAGATCTTGGGCCGGAAGATCATCAGGCCGCCCCAGGCCGCCGCGAACAGGAACAGCAGGAGGTCGATCCCCTGGGCGAGCGGGCCGAACATCCACTCGACGAAGCGGACGAGCGGGGTGACGGTGGCGGCGGCAACGCGCTTCACGGGATGATCCTTGAACCTGTCGACGGTCAGCGAGAGCTAGGCGGCGCCGGCCGGCGGGACCGGGTCGGCGACGATGGCAGCCGGGACCGGCAGCGCCTTCAGGATCTGCGCGAGCGCCATCTCCCCTAGCTTGTCGTCGTCGAGCTTCAGGCGCTTCACAGCGACCGGCACGATCAGCCGGGCGTGGTCGACCAGGTGAACGACGGCGGCCGACTTCACGTCGAGGCTGATCGTCTCCGACGAGGCCTGGGCGCGATCGAGCGCCACGTGCGCCCCGTCCGCGAGCACGCCCTTCAGGGCGTCGAGGTACTTCTGGTCGATGCTGACCCCGAAATACTTCCGCACCAGCAGGCCCAGCACCGTGACGGCGATGGTGATGACGATGCCGGCAACGATCTCGATGCCGCCGCGCAACTCGCCGAGCAGAGGCCCGAGGGCGATCGTCGTGCCGTCGGCCGCGTGGGCGAGGGCCGGCACGACGAAGAGGATCAGCAGCGCGATCACCAGGACGGCGATGCGCTGGAGCATGGCCGAGACGTAGGGGCGGAGCGGAAACAGGGCGTACATGGGAGCCTCCGGTCAGGCTGCGGCGGGAAGGTCGAGGGGCTGGTCGCGGAGCGGGAACATCGCGACCGCGATCGGCTTGGCGGCCTTCTTGAGGGCGGCCGCCATGGCGGAGCGGGTTGCAGGCCCGGCGCGGCCGTCGACCGTGAGAGCGTGCTTGAGCTGGAAGGCGCGCACGGCCGCCTCGGTCTCCCGGCCGAAGTCGCCGTCGTCGTCGCCGACCGGCAGAAGGCCGAGCGAGATCAGGTCGGCCTGGAGCGCGCGCACGCCCTCCGGGTGAGGCGAGCCACTGGCCATCACGACACCGACCGTCTCGTCGTCGTTGGCAGCGATCGCCGAGCCGTAGTAGCCGGTCTCGAAGAGGGTGCGCTCGGCCGCGCGGCGGCGCACGAGGCCGGACATCACCTTGCCGGCGGCCTTGTTCCACGAGGCGAACGCGGCGGCAGCGCCGAGCTTGTCGCCCTTGTTCAACAGCCGCAGCACGCTGGATTTCTGGAAGTTGCCTGGGCCGATGTTGAAGATCAGGGAGGCGAGCGCATCGAACTGCGCTTGCGTGATCTCGACCTTCACGAGCTTGTTGAGCCAGCTCTCGAAGACCACCAGATCGCGCGACAGGATATCCATCGCAGTCGCATGGGTGATGACCATGCCCTTCACCACCACCGGGGCACCGGCGGCGGCCGTGTGCCCGACGCCGATCGTCCATGGCGCCTTGCCGGTGCCGGGATCGGGGTAGGCCTTCAGCACGACCCCCTCGAACGACGAGAGAAATTCCTTGCCGCGTTCGGTGGTCTGTCGAGCCATGGTCGCCCCGGAAATTCGTCGGGTGACGGTGGCTGATGGGGTGCCTCGGCGTACCCCGGACACCTGTCCGGGTCCGATGGGGGAGGCCGCTATTCGCCGGCAGAATAGCCCGGCGTGGCGCTAGAACAACTGGCCCTGATCGTCGTCGTCCGCGCCGTCGCGGAGCTTGGCTCTCGCTCGCCGGACCGTCCGGGAATGCACGCCCATCTCGCGGGCGATCTGCGCCTCAGTCAGACCGGGCGTGTCTGCCATCTCCAGCAACCGGCGGCGATACTGTGCCATCTGGCTCGCGGGACCGCACGGGATCTCGACGGCCAGGCCGCCGATGCCAGTCGCGATATGGTCGGCCAGGATCTGCGCGGCCTCCATACCGATCGCGGCGACGATCGCGCTGTCGGCCGGGATCTTCTGCCGGACGTAGAACCGGGTGCCGCCCATGGCCGAGACGAGCCGGAGCGCGGCGACGTCGCCGATCACGTCCACCAGCTCGTCGAGGCGCATGTAGTAGGCGGCGCCGGTCATCAGTCGCCCAGCTCGCCGAGGAGGGCAACGCCGGGCCCGGCATCCGCGCCGAGGCCGTGGTTGAGAGCGACATTGCCCCCCGCGACCCAGCCGGCCGCGGCCGCATCCGAGAACCGCATCTTCCGCTCGGGCATCCGCATCGCGACGCCTCCTTCAAAGCGGACTTGAAGCGCAGCGCGAGCCTCCAGCCGGGCCGTCTTGTCGACGGTCGGGCAGAACAGCACCATCAGGCGGTTCATCAGGCGCTGCACGAGCGCGGCGACGAAGTCGGATGCTGCCTGGCGGCGGGTCGCGACGGTGCGCCGGCGCCGGTAGAACGTGGCGGCCTTGAACGCCTTCAGCTCGCGCGCCACGGCGCGGAAGCACACGTCGCGCAGGTAGATCGCGATCTCCGGGCCGGGATCTCGACCCATGAACAGGATCTCGGACCCGCCATCCTGGCCATCCACCAGCAGGATCGCCGCAGTGTTCGTGCAGTGGGCGATGGCCTCGGCCAGCGGCGTCCGCCACGTCGCTCGACTGGTATCCTCCCGCGCCGACGCCTCAGACATCGTCATCTCGGCGTCCGACAGGCCGTGATCTGCCATCAGCTTCGCGGCCAGCTCGGCGGCGGCCATCGCCTCGGCCTCGGTGCAGCCGGCCGAGCGCGTCTTCGCCCGTAGCGCCGCGATTTTTTCCTTCATGCGAGCGCGGCTCATCGCTTCGGCCCTCCGGCCTTGGCTACGGCCTCGCGCTTCGCCAGCTCGCGAGCCAGCTCGGCAACGATCGCACCATGGGAGGCGACCGCCGCCCGCGTGTCGGGCGTCATCGCGAGGAAGGCGCGGATCTCCGTCTCGTGCTCAGCGAAGTACGCCAGCGTCCGGGCCGCATCGGCTAGGCACTCCGGCAGATCCATCCACTTCGTGGCGTCCGGCCACCCCTTCATGGTGTAGGCCGTGATGTCGCCGTAGCGGGCGATGTAGCTCCAGTATCCGTTCGCGTGCTCCACCGCCGCAAAGGTTAGACACTGGACCTGGCGCTTTAGCGGCGCGGGTTTCCGGGGAGGGTAGTAGGGCGTGACCATCAGCTAGCCCCCCCGCCCGGCCATGGCCGACAAGGCTCCGTCGATGATGCTGCGGCTCTCGGCGGGCAGCATCAGGCCTACGCCATGCCGCGTCTCGATGGTCACGCCCTGAGCTTTGAGCTTCGGACGCGCCTTCGAGAGGAAGACCGTGATCACGTCCTTGGAGCGATCGTCGCCCAGCTCGAAGAACATCGCGCGGATGACCGCCCAGCGGACGCAGCCCTGGCCGCCGTAAACGATGGCCAAGAGGTCTGCCTCGCGCCGCGTCAGGCCCCAGGCCAGAGGGAACACGACCGCTGGCTTCATCAGGTCGCGAAGCTGCCGGTTCTCCTCCTCCAGCGTCTCAATGCGCCGACGCATGTCGTGAAAGGCCGGGTGCCGCCACGCCTCGGGGATGCGTGCTTCAATCGACATTGAGCGCCTCCCCAGCGGCGGACTTTGTCCGACGGATCTTGCGGCCGAGCGCGGCCGAGACCTTGTCGAGATCGGCCGGGGTAAGGCGAGGATCGTCGATGGCGCCGAGCCGGCGCGGTGCGCCGTACAGCACCGACGAGGCATAGTTCTGCAGGCCGTCGCAGTCCTCGGCTCGGCCCATGGCCTCGATTACGCCGAGCGCTATCCCGCGCTGCCACTGCGCCCGCACGATCGCGAGCTTCATCGCGAGAAGGTCCGTCGCCCGATCCTTCGTGATCTCGGGCCAGGCGACGCCCTCACGGACGAGCCAAGCCTTCAGCGCCTCGACGGCGGCAGAGGCGTCCCTAGCGTCGCGCAGGAAGCGGGTGTGCTCGATGCCGGTCTGGCGCTCCAGGAACGCGTGCATCGCGCTGTCGCGGCTGTTGCGGACCGCGCCGAGGTTCCACAGCGCGATCCACATGGCCTGGAGCTTCGGGGCGTAGCGGCCCGTCGCCGCCGGCAGCGCCGGGCGGTCGGCACCGGGGATGTCGCGCAGGCGGGACAGCAGGCGGGCCGCCTCGTCGTGGCTGAGATCCTTCGACGAGACCACGCCGAAGCTGCCGAGCATCGCGCGATAGGAGCCGTCGTCGAGGCGGGTGCGGGTCTTGATCGCGTGAATGGCCCGGATCTGCCCCGGAGCGATGCGAGCGGGGGTCATTTCGCCCCCCGCAGCAGGTTCGCGGCGACAAACCCGATCGCGCATCCCGCTGACAGGAGCAGGTAGGCAGCGCCAATCATCTGCAGGGTGCTCATGACGGCCACCGAAGGTGACTGTCCAGGGCTTCAGAAACCACCTCTCCAACCCGCCGCCGCCGGGCTTTGCAATGCGCGGCCAGGCGGGCTGCAAGGTGGGCCGGGATCGTGATGGATACCGGTGACGCGTCACGAACTTCAGCAGCTGAGACTGGTCGGACGCCCGGCAGGGCGAGGCTTCGCGAGAGCTTGGGCTCATTCACCAGCCACCCGCGTTCGATCACGCACGCGACCAGGCGGTGAACACCGGAGCGGTTCGCGATCCCCATGTGCGCACCGATCTCGGCGAGGCTGGGCGATGGCCGGCCGGCTTCGAGTTCGGCGCTCACGAAGTCGAGCAGCTCGCGCTGCTTACGCGTGAGGCCCAGACGGTTCGTCATGACGCCCCCCGCTCGTCGTTGGCGGGGCGGAGCACCGGCCGGAGGCCCGCCAGCATGTCGTCGCTGCGCCGAGCGGTCGCCCGGCCGAAGGCGATAGCCCGGAGAAAGCCGGCGACGATCGCCGCGGCGGCCGAGATCCCGGTGATGAGCAGTGAGCCGGTGGCGGCCGCGTAGACGGCAGCGGCCACGGCGAGCGCGGCGGCAGACCATTCGAGGGCGACGAAGGCGAGGACGGTGATCATGACGACGCGACCTCGCCGATCTGCGAGGCGAGCGGCTCGACAACGAACTCTTCGCCGCCTCGTGGCACCGTCACACCGGGGATCGTCTCAGCGATCTCCCGCGCGGCGAGCATCGCCTCCTTGTTTGGCTCGACCTTCTCTCGGAGGAACCCTTCCAAGGCTATGATCTCAGCGACCAGGGGAGGCACTTGCTTTACGCGTCGCTGCTTCCTCGCTTCCGCGATTTTCACCTGCAAAGTTGTGATGCGCTGTTTGATGGCGATCACCACGTCTTCGTTCTTGAGGCCCCGGTGCTTCACCGAGTATTTGCCATCCCGCCACAGGATCGAGCCTGTCGGCAGCCGCACCGTTTTCGTTTTGCCGCCATTGGTCAGACGGTCGCGGTTTGCCGTGGCCCATACGTTGAGCGCGTCCACGATTACGCCCTGGACTTCCTGGAAGACCTTCACGGCGGTCCCGCGCTTCTCCTCCAGAGCCGCGACCACAGCGTCGTGCGTCGCCTTGGCCTCGGTGTCCTCACGCTGGAGCACGCCGAGCCTCGCGATCAGCTGCTCAGCGTCAGCGTCGTTCTGCGGAACCGGCAGGTTCGTGCCGGCAGCCTTCGTCTTAGCTTTCGCCATGGGTCGGCTCCTGTGCAGTGAGTTCGGGAAGGGGCAGGTGCCCGGTGGTCAGCAGCAGCGCCTGGAGATCCTCCCAGGCGGCGTGATCGCGGTTGCGCAGGGTGAAGATCGCGGCCGCCTTGGCGATGGCGTCGAACTGGCCGACGAGGACGGCCATCGAGGCGATCGCCGAGGTCGACGCGCCGGTGATTGCCCGGCGGGCATCGCGGGCGGTTTCGAGCCGGCTGCGGAGCGCTGCAGCCACTTCGAGTGTCTCCGGGATCGTCAGGAGGGGGAGCAGCTCGGCCATTCAAGCCCCCTTCAAGCGAGAGTGCGGGCAGCCCGAGCGGCAGGCGCGGTAGCACTCCGCGCGGGCCGAGCTGGTTGGGGAGAAGGGCATCGCCTGCTGGGTCAGGCATTCGTCGCGGCGGATGTCGCCCCAGGCTGGGCAGGAGACCGTTTCGCCGAGCAGAGCGCCCCGGATACGGGCGTAGATGCCATCGAGGTCGTGGTTTTCCGTGTGGCCGGCGAGCAGGTGGCTGACGGTCGCCGGCGACATGCCGATCGTCTTGGCTGCGTCCTTTGCCGAGCGGGCGTCGGCGCACTCCGCAAGCGCACGGATCTCGGGCGTGATGGCGTCGCCCCAGGCGAGTTCAGCCTTCAGGGTGAAGGTGACCTTGGGCGCACTCATGCTGCGTCCTCCGCCGTCCCGAGCGCGGCACCCATGGGCACCTCGCGGTTGCGGTCGAACACGAACCGGGTCCGGAGGATGGCCGGTGCCTTGGGGCCGGTGTTAAGGCCGGGCGCCAGGCGGAAGATGCCGGGCGTCTTCAGCCGCACGCTTGGCCGGACCGTGATGAGGTAGCCGGCCTCGCGCAGGGCATGGACGTAGTCCTTTGCCGCCCGCTCGCAGACCGTGACTTCGTCCGTGCTCGCCTCGATCGCCAGCTCGCGGATCGTGAACTGGGGCAGTCCGCGGATGGTGGTCCAGATCTGTTCCTGGATGCGCCCACGCTGATCGCGGAAGTCGTCGCGCCGGACCACCGGAGCCAAGCCGTTAAGGTTAACGACCCGGTAGCTGACGGCACCGTTGGCGCCGGTGGTTACGGCCTCGATCGCCGCGGTATCGCGGCAATGGTGGACGTAGCCCTTGATGGTTTGGCGGCTCCGGCTGTTCGTGAGCTGCCAGATGTCGGTGACGGTGAAGCCGCCTGCGCTCCGGGTCAGCTCGACCATCATCCGCCAGTAGTGCTCGGGGCCGCGCGGGAGCGCGACGTCGACCCGGATGCGATCCATCAGGAAGCCCTCCGGCGCATGGGGATGATCGAGCTGGTGGACGAACGGGCAACGGGGAGTTCGCCGGTGATCATCGGCGGCTCGTATTCCGCGACCGTCACGTCCCGTCGGCCGGCGTTGCGCGCCCACTCGGAGAATTGCTTCAGGTTTCGGATGATGCGGGCAGCGTTGCCCTGGGTTTCGGCCCGAAGGCGCTCCAGCAGCGCGTCTTCGATGTTCAGCGACGGGTAGAAGGCCGCAGCGAGCTTGCGCGTGTCGGACAGATCGCAGGGCTGGGCCGCGACCCGTGTCTCCGAACGGCGTGCCACGCGCTCGGTGCGAGAGAGCTTCGCCGGGAGAACTTCCTCGCCGACGAGCACCACCGGGGCCTTCGAGGCATCGTAGATCGAGCGGATCAGCTCGATCATGCCCTTGTCGACGAGCTTGTCCGCCTCGTCGATGATCAGCGGCCGGTCCATCTCCTGGCCCAGGAGCTGGATCACGTGGTCTTCCATCGCGGCCATGGGGCCGGTCGGATTGTTCACGCCCATCTCGATCAGGATCGAGCGCAGGAGATACTTGCGGGTCCAGGTGTCCCGGACCTCGACGTAGACGGCCCGATACTTGGTGCGAGCGTAGCGGCAGGCGCGGGACTTCCCCCAGCCCGACATGCCGTAGAACACACCCATGCGATCCTCATGGATCGACATGCTCTGAAGCTCCGCCACCAGACCCGAGAGCAGGGCGACGTTCTTGAGGGCGGCGAAGTTGTGGACCTTGTTTTCGGTGCCTGATGCGGTCATTGATGCCTCTGTCTGAACTTGATGGCCCCGGTTGACCCGGGGCCTTTTTTTTCGTGCGAAGGTCAGCCGAGGGCTTCTTCGCCGAAATCTTCGACAAAGCCGGCCATGGCCTTGTATTCGTGGCCCTCGGCGTAGCTGCCGAGCCAGAAGGCTTCTTGCGCCGCCACCTCGGCGCCGGCTTTCAGCCGCCGCTGGATGTCGAGGGCGCGACGGAAGCGTTCGAGCTTCGGGTCCACCGGCCGTAGCTCGGTGACCTTCGGACGGGGCAGGGCGGCCGGAGCCACGATCTCAGCCTCGATCTGCGCCAGCATCGCCGCGCTATCGGCGCCGAACCGCGCCGGCCTCGGATTGGTGCGCCGGGCGGCATGGCCCGCGGCCTCGATCTCCGGTGTGGTGTGGACGGCAGACGGACGTGGGAACGCGACCACCTTGCTCGACGCGGCCGCGGCCCGGCCGAGGATCGTGTCGGCGAAGTCGCGCGGCCTGATCGCTTTCGCCTCGCGGCGGATGGCGGCGGTCCGACTGTCGATCAGCGCCTTGCGCGCATCCTTGGCCAGCGCAACGGCTTCAACCGGATCGACGCCCAGGATCTCGGGGCAGATCGCCTCGACAAGGTACTCTCCGCCATCGAGCGCGAAGAGGTAGGCGCGCCCGAGATCGCTCGGGTCCATGCGGACGAACACCTGCGTATCCGGCATGACTTGGGGGGCGAGGTAGAACGACCGCTCGATGCGGATGCCCTGCTTGCCCACGGTGCGGATGCCGTCCTTGCCGGCGACCGGCGCGAGGAGGAGATCGAGCGCGCGGACATCCTCGATCCGCTGGATTGCACCGGTGAAGGCGGCGGCCGCACCGAAGGGCGTGCGGATCGCGAGGTCGGCGCGCTCGCGCAGGCCGGCGTGCTTGCGGTGCTGGTAGCGGTTCTCCGCCCAGGCGTCGCAATACTCCTGAAGATCGTGCCCGCTCAGCTCGACGCAGAACGCCTTGGCGTCGTCGTGGTCGTTGATCCGAGCCGAGAACGCGCGGCGGGCCTCAATCACCTTCCGGTCGGCAACGCTATGGCCGACGAAGCCGGGCAGGATCGGCCCCAGGTCGCGCTGGAAGGTGCCGATCGCGCGCTCGACGTGGCCCTTGTCCTCCGGCGTGAAGGCCGGAGACAGCTCGTGCGCGATCCCGAGGCTGGCCAGCAGGCGCTGGGAGGCCTTCGCGGTGAAGTCCGAGCCGTTGTCGGTCTTGATCCGCTCCGGCACGCCCCAGGCGAGGATCGCCCGGCGCAGCAACAGGCCGACAGCCTCGGCGCGAGGCGTCTTCGAGACGTAGACGACGACGCGACGGGACCAGATATCGAGGGCGAGGTAGACCGAATGCCGCCCGTCGACGCACAGGGCGTCCATGGGCGAGGCATCGATCTGCCAGACCTCGTTGAGCCGGGAGACGTAGCCGGCCGCGTTGTTGCCGGCGAGCTTGTAGCGGCTCTTGTAGGCGTCCGGATTGGTGATCGCGGCGAGCGCGACCTTCTCCGTCGTCTTCCAGCGGCGCAGCGCATCCTGGACGGTGCGGATCGGCGGCATCGGCACCGTCTTCACCACGCCGCCGGCCTTGATCACGGTCAGGCTCTCGCCAAAGCGGGCGCAGAGCATTTCTCGGACGTGGTCCGCCGACAGGTGCGGCTGGCGAGCGATCAGCGCGAGACCGTAGACCCTCACCTGTCCGTCCTCGGCCGTATCGAGAACGCCGAGCCCGCGCCGGGAGGCACCACGATCGACGCCGAGGGCGGCGGTCCGCCCATCCCTGGCTGCCGCCCGCCAGCGCTGGAGGGTGCGCAGGGTGAGCTTCGGCACCGCTGTGTGGACCCATGCCGGGAGAGAGAGGCGCCCGGCGGTGAAATCGGCCACCGCGAGCAAGTCGGCGTTCAGACGAGGCAGCTTGGCGCTGGCGAAGATGCGGTCGGCCGCGGCCAAGATCGCAAGCCGGGCATCGCGCGCCTCGGCTGCATCATCACGAAGATGCGCAGCGGCCGGCTCGGCCTCAGCGGCTTCGGCAACGGCCTCCGGCACCGCGTCCGGCATCAACCGTTCGACATAGGCGCGGCGCGCGTCCGGCGGCAGAAGATCGAGATGGTATTCGACGCCGCCGCCGGGACCACGGTGCGGCCTGCTCAGCCCAGGCCGACCCGCCCATCCCGAGACCGCAGCGAAGACGTTGACGTTCCGCTTCGTGGCCGGAAGGCCCGGCAAAGCGAGATCGCCGATTTCCTGGGCAGTGAACCACAGCTTCATGCGCCGCCCTTCCGGGTGGCTTCAATCGCGTCTTCAAGCTCCGCCTGACGCGGGTCGCGGAGGGCCTCGAGGGCGGTCTGCGTGCGCTCACGGGGCTTGCGCTCGGTCGCGACGAGACCGGCATGCTGGAGGAAGCGCTTGCGGGTCTTGGCGTCGAGCCGCTCCCAGTTCGAGACCATGCGCCGGAACAGATCCTCCTGCGGATCGCCCTCACCGGCGGGTGCGTCGCCGGCGGCGAGGCGGGCCTGGGCAACGCTGTCGGCCTTACCGTCCTTCAGCAAGCGCGCCAGGCACACCTGACGTTCGGCCGGCTCGGCGGCGATGCGCTGGAGTTCGGAAGCGTTGCGGGCGGCGTCCGTACCGCGAAGCAGAACGATGACTTCGGGGGAGAGAGCTTCGACGAGGGCGATGGAAGAACGGATGGAACGCTCTGAAAGGCCGCAACGCTCTGCGGCAGCCTTCGTGAAGCGCTTCGGATCAAGTGGCAAACCTTGCCACTTGATTTCATCCTTTCCTTTCTTCGACTTACGATCGCCACCATGTGCAGTCGCAGGGTGAAGCTCCTCGTAGACAGCCTTGTGCTCAGCGAGGAAGACAGCGCGGTCGAGCGCGTTCAGTTCATGCCGGAACAAGTTCTCCTCGATCTCGACGAGGCGTCCCTGGAGGCGGGTGATCGGACGGATCTCGGAGAGGATCGTGCGACGGCCGAGTAGGCGATAGGCCGCTTTGCGGTGGCCGCCAGCGACGAGCGCGTACGAGTGCTCGAAGCGGTCGTCGTCAGCCCGCGGTCGCACCACGATCGGCGGCGGCTCGCCGCCCGCCTCGAAGTCGGCAGCCAGGGCGGACGCCCAGGCCGGATCGATGTCGCGGAGGCGATCGCCATCGTAGATGTCGTCGAGGGGAAGCTCGACGATCCTCGGCGCAGCTTCGGCCGAGTGGGCGAGCTGATAGCGTTCGACGAGGGTCTGCATCAGGCAGCCCGCCCGCGCGTAGCGCCCTGGAGCGGCTTGAGGGTGCCGCCTGGGCCGTACCAGTGCGGCCACAACTCCTCGACCGGCACCTGGAGGAAGTCGGCGATGATGCGCTGGCCACCGGGCCAGCGCTTGTAGAACACCGTGCGCAGGACGCCCGGCCGGAAGCCGTTGTCACGGTTCAGCGAGGAGACGGTGGCGCCCTTCTTCCGAATAGCTGCCAGAATGTCCTGTTGGTGCCAGCCCTCCTCGACAGGAGTGCGGCTATCCGCGTCCGACATGAACCGTTAACCTCGCTTTGAGGACTTGCTTTCTAGAACGTGCAGATTTCTGCACTCTCAGTCAAGCAGCAAACGGCACTGGCGGGCAGTTTATGGTTAGCGAAGTGGCGGATGAGGCCGATGCCTCCGAGATCCGCGACATAGCCGAGAGGCTGAAGCTCGCTGTGCGAGCAGCAGGCGGAAACGCTTATGTTGCAGAAGCTTCTGGCGTACCGCTACGCACACTCAACAGCTACATGGCCGCGGCCGCCGACCCGAAGCTGACGAAGCTCCATAGGATTGCCGTCGCCTGCGGCACATCGATAGATGCACTCCTAGGCAGAAAACTGCCCGCAGAGACCCCTGGCAACAGCGTTGTCGGCGACAAAATCGGCATGCGATTGAACGATGACGAGCTGACTGCGCCAGAAGATTTCGTGCTGATCCCGCATCTTGAGGTCCGCGCCTCAGCGGGGCCAGGCCTAGCTACGGTCGCTACCGGCGCTGAAGCCCCGCGCAACATCGCCTTCCGTCAAAATTGGCTGCGATCCCTCGGTATCACGCCGGTCAACGCGGAGTTCATCGAAGCACACGGCGACAGCATGTTCCCGACGATCCAAGACGGCGATCTCATGTTGCTCGACCGCGGCTACGGCGAAGTGGTCAACGGCAAGATCTACGTGCTCGTCGTGAACGGCCTCGTCGTCGTGAAACGTGTTTCACTGCTCGCCTTCGGCGGCCTGATGCTGATCTCAGACAATGACCGGTATCCTGCCGAAACGGTTGCGCGTGACGAGGTGAACAATCTGAATTTTCAGGCGCGAGTAGCATGGTTTGGTAGACCTATCTAAAAATGTCTATATTAAAGTGAAAGTACTAATATGGCTAGGAAATCACGTAAATTTCTTCTTGAAGTGAATGGAAAAATTCGATCTGCATTTTCTATATACGAACAAAGCAAAGGTGATCTGATACTGAACGTGAAATCACATTATACCGATCATACCAAACCTCAGGCTGATAAAAATGGCGTGCGTATAATCGATAATAGATACTCTATTCACGTAAGCATGGAAAGCAAAGACAATAATCTTATTAAACAAACGCGGACACTCTCAGATGGGTCGCAAATAAATACGCATTTAATAACGTCATGTATAAAAACGCCGTCAAATTTTTGTCCTATTTTTAGTCGCATGATGCCCGATATATCTGACGAGCACTTTGCTCCAACTAAAAAACGAGGTGAAAGGATTGTTTTGGATAGTTATAAATCAGCCGAACTGACGCCTATTTTTGCTATATTTGCATGTTCATTGAAGCGACGTTTCGTATTACCTCAAACTAAAAACGTATGGGTGGCGCAGTTCGACTTTGAAATTTGCTCAATAGTAATACTTTGGCTATTTCTCGATTGTCCTTCGCCTGCAATTGGGTGCTTACGACCTATTGCAACCCTCGATCCCGATACTATAGGCGGCCATATAGAAAACAGTCCTTCCATTACAAATCAGCGAGGCGGTAATGAAGACTGTTGTCTAAGGTATTTTTATTTTCAATGCGCGCAATATTATAATTACCTTGTTAACGGGACGCAACTCAGTGTTAATCCATATTTTATGATTATGCAGAATTAAAGGGCCTATTTGATTAAACATAATTATAGCCTCTTTATATCGTAGCTTCTTGCCGGCATCTTATGAATTCAAGATGTTTCATCCAGGCCGAACGTCAGCGCACCGGTTGTCCACAGCCTATTAAAATTCCGCTTGTTCACACTTTGTTCTCATTGCAACATCCTTCCTACACAAGGGTGTGGCCAATGTCGAAAACTAAACAGAGCTTCAGAGTGCAGACGTTCCGGGAAAAGGGCAAAGGGGTCGAGCCGGAGGAGACGCGGACAGCCCGGAATGAAGGGCACGCTTTGACGCTTGCGGAACGACTAGCGGAGAGCCGGATCGGCGTCGTCGCATTGCGCCAGGACGGCGATCCTGACATCGGCGATATGGAAGAGCCTGTCGTGCTGGCGATCCATGGAAGGGTGCCCCCGATTTTCTCTGATCTGCCGTTCTAA